GGATAAATCACCACAAAACGTAATTGATTTTAGTTATGGTGAGAAAGCACTCTACGGTCGAGTAGGGAGATCGTTCCAGCCGATTGTATTAAAAAAGGGCGCCCTCAAATCCTTGAAAAATCCCCTCCGCCGCGAATCACCAATGAGAGCGATCAACTTTGTGGCGGACATCTTCAATGAAATGTCCCGGCAGTTTGAGAAAAAGGCCACCATGTCACAAATTGCAACAAACGACCCATATTTGAGCAAGTTGGCTGTATACAAGGCACATATATCTCCTCAAAAATTATATCAAGATCATCGACAACGCTATATAGACCAAATCGCAAGGCTTTTCAAGTCCAAGCAGATGCGTTTTTCAAATTTCGAAGAGTTCCTTGAATTATTGATTCCGATTTTAAAAACCAGTTGTCAGACAGCGCGCTTTACCTATCCTGGGTTTATTAAGAGTAGAGATTGTTCGATCATGTCAACGGGACTAGCGATAGAGATAGCTGATTTGAAATATGAGGACGATGACGAGAAAGTAAGAAAGTTCATCAAAAGCAAAAATTGGGATTTTTATATTAACACTTGCAATTCGTATGGATTCATGGTAGACTTAAATACACCCTGGAGAATTGTGGCAGATTTAGAATCAGATGCGATGAAGGAAATTGCGCTGCGATATGGATATCATGGCGTGGATTCTCTTTTCCGAAGAGCCTACGCTAATCCAAATTTTATAGATCTGAAAAACTTTGCTACTACGTTGCTGGCGCTGTATAATTCTTGTAAAGTGTACTCTTATGATAAATTTGAAGATTGCGGAAATGGTAAAACACATGTAAAAAAGGTTTATCCACGCGAATACACTGTCAATGAAATGATACGCGACACTGGAGCGATGAGAATTCTCCGGCTTTATACGTATTTGAGGCTTTTTGAAGAAAAGCCAGAACTCACAGATGCCGCAATGGATGAAATAGTTGGTGAAGTAATATCGCTCACCAACACACAGGGACTTCCGATAGCCCTAACCGTCTATTTAGAGGCGATTATAAATAAAGAGTTTGACAAAATCGGTTCAGTCAGTTATATTAAAAAGGTTAATGAACTTCGCGAAGAGATGGAAATTATGAGAGCAGAAGATACCACAAATCCTTCAAACTATCGCTATGCAAGCATAGCAGCCAAGGAAAAATCAGAATGGGGAGGGAATCTCATTCCTGAAGATCTACTTCCCGAAGACGAACAAGCTATTTTGGACTAAAATGTACTTTCAATCGATTGATGATAAATCCGAATGTATTGGGGTGTATGTGGACGGGCAACTACATTTTGACAATTTTCCGGCTGATTTGACCCACACTTGGCGTTACACAGGCTCGGCTGTTGACACCGATGTAGAATATGCGTGGCTATACGCCAACGGCGCAACATTGGCCCAATGCTGCTCTGAAGAGCATTCAGAGGAGCTATCCGCTACCGAGCGCAGATTACGCGCATATATGAAGACATTCAAAATCGCAAAAGTCAATCTAAATGATCATTGCATTTTCGATCTCGTCCCTCATGACTTCTTAAAACGCTTTTGCGAGATTAAAACACAAATCACAGAACACGTTTTTGATTCTTACGAAAAACCAAAGAACTACCAGCACCTGTGCGACGTCGAAAAACTTCTCTATAAGATAAGGTACAATAGGCTCAATTTGAGTACCGATGGTTGCCGTCATTTGATGCTTTCGACTATAGAGCGCAATAAAGCGCAAGAACTGGTCAAGAACTATGCCTACATTGACTACAACCTGTTTGGTACCGTCACAGGGCGCCTCACAACCCGTCCCGGCTCGTTCCCCATACTAACAGTTAAGAAAGAGTTTAGGAAGCTCCTGAAGCCAAAGAACGACCTTTTTGTGGCATTAGATTATAATGGCGCTGAAGTGCGTATGTTTTTGGAGTTATCTGGCGAGGAACAGCCCGACTACGACATTCACGACTGGAATGCTAAGAATGTGTTTGCCAACACTTTGACTCGGGATGAGTCCAAAGTTGAGTTCTTTAGTTGGCTCTACAACTCAATAGATCGCCCGGAACTTAATGAAATCTACAATAAAGTAAAAATCCTCGAGGCCCGGTATGATGGAGAGTTTGTTACTACGCCATATGACCGCAAAATAGCGGTGGACGACTTTAGGGCGCTCAATTACCTGATTCAGAGTTCAACGTCAGATCGCGTTCTTTCCAAGGCGGTTATTATAGACAAAATGCTAGAAGAGAGAAAATCTTTTGTTTCTCATATACTTCATGATGAAATTGTGATAGACTTTAACAATGAAGACAGAGATATTATAATGGAAATTAAGGAAACATTTGAAGATGGCTTCCTTAGTTCAATAAAGGCTGGTACGGATTATTTCGAACTGAAAGAGTTGGATCTATGATTGTAGTTGGACTGGGTAACGCCGCTTCCAAAATAGTAGAGAATTTCAAAGCAGTCGACAATTATAAAGTCTATCAGCTTAATAGTTCAGTCGAGCGCACCTCTAAATATAAATTTAGATTGAAGCGCCACGAAGAAGCGGAAGAATACGAGCAAAATATCCCAAATCTTAAAAAGTTTTTTAGTGAAATCAAGGGACGAGTGCAATTCTTTGTCGTGGGCTCGTCAATGAGTTCTAATTATGCGCTCGGAGTTATAGAGCAGCTTAAACACGCCGAGGTAGAGTTATTTTACATCAAGCCTGATGGAGAGCTTCTCACGGGCATGCCAAAGTTAGTAGATAAAGTGGTATTCAGCGTGATCCAGGAATATGCACGATCGGGGCTCTTGAAGTCAGCAACGCTGATTAGCAACGAATTGCTCGAAAACCATCTCGGAAACGTCCCTATTAAGAAGTATTACGCCACGCTTAATCACACTATTTTCTCAACTGTTCATTATCTAAACTTCTTTGAGCACAATGAGCCGGAAATCGGAATGGTCTCGCGGCCCCTTGATATTTGTCGAATTAGAACCATCGGTTTACTTAATATGAAGAATTTAGAAGAAAAATGGCTTTTTCCACTTGACATGGACCGCGATGTATGTTATTATATGTGTATAAACAGGGATAAGTTGGAGAACGATGGAACGCTTCACAAAAAGTTGGTCGATTTGCTCAAGCAAAAACCAAGGAACGCTTTCCGAAAAATTTCGTATGCGATTTATGAAACTGAATTTGATGATTTTGGGTTCTGCGTTGCCCTTACTAACGTAGTGCAAAAATACGCTTGACAAGCTACGTCAAGTGTGTCATAATAAGGCAATAAGGAACGCTTGTTGCTAACTCATTCAACACAAAGGAGAAAAAATGGGTATTGATATGGAACTGATGCGGCGTAAGCTTGCATCCCTTCGAGGAGAAGGAAACGGAGATAACACTCCATCAGTCTGGTTTAAACCGGACGAGGGCGATACGGACATTCGTATCGTTCCAACAAACGACGGGGACCCCCTCAAGGAGATGTCTTTCCACTATAATGTGGGCGAACATCGTGGTGGTGTTCTTTGCCCGAAACGTAATTACGGCGAAGCATGCCCCATCTGCGAGTTCGCTTCCGCTTTATGGCGTGAAGGAACCTCCAACAACGACGAGGACAGCAAGAATCTTGCAAAGTCACTTTTCGTGCGTCAACGTTATTTCTCGCCTGTGGTAGTCCGCGGTCGTGAAGACGAAGGCGTCAAGGTCTATGGATACGGAAAGAAGGCTTATGAACTTCTTCTGGGCTATATCCTCGACCCAGAGTATGGTGATATTACCGATTCCGACGAAGGAACCGATATCACCCTCACATACACCAAGCCTAATAAGCCTGGTGCTTATCCACAAACGAGTCTGAAGATGCGCCGAAACACATCCCCCCTGCTCGCTGACACGGAATCCATCCCTGCCCTCCTGGATCGTGTCCCGGAGTTCGAAACCCTATTCGAACGCCTGACAAGCGATCAAGTAGGCGCGATTCTAGATGAACAACTCTCCGGCGATGGTTCTGCCGAGAGCCGTTCCAAAGAGACTACAAAATACTCCGCCAAGCCGACGAATGATGTTGACAAGGCGTTTGAGGAATTGATGTCCTAGGATAACTAGGCTTTAGTTTGTGGAAACCGCCGGCAGACCGGGAATAAATAGTCTGCCCCCTTTTATATTAATGAAAACACCGTTACGATATCCCGGCGGCAAAACACGAGCAGTTAAGCACATTTTGCCGCTGATTCCAGATGATGTTGAGCGGGTGTGTTCTCCGTTTTTCGGAGGCGGCTCCGTCGAGATAGCACTAGCCAACAAGGGAATCAAGGTATTCGGCTACGACAAGATGAAACAACTTGTTTGGTTTTGGAACGCTTTATGCGGGGATAACGAGCGCCTGGCTGACGAGGTAGAGAGCCTCCGTGAAACTTTCGTTGATCGCAACGGCAACAGCGTTGTCGGATGCTCCAAAGAATCATTTCAGAGCTTTAGAGAGGATCTTAAGACTGATTCATTCATGTTCAGCTATGAGCGCGCAGCCAAGTTCTACGCCATCAATAGATCGAGCTTCTCCGGAGCAACATTTAGCGGCGGCTGGTCAGAGAAAGCTGCAACAGCACGATTCACAGATAGTTCAGTTCAGCGCCTTCGGGATTTTAAGCCGGAAAACTTCCGAGTCGATTATGCAGACTTCGAGGATGCCATTCTAAACCACCCCAAAGCCTTCCTCTATTTAGACCCCCCTTACATGCTTAAAACCAGTCAGAACTCACTATACGGCGTTAACGGCGACCTCCACAAAGGCTTTGAGCACGAGCGGCTTCATTCTATCTTATCAACACGAGATCGGTGGGTTATGTCATATAATGACTGTGAGGAGATTAGAGAAATGTATAAAGACTATGAAATTATCACAGCAGAATGGACCTACGGGATGAACAAAAGTAAGAAATCTTCAGAAATTATCATAACCAACTTGCCACCGCGCGAACATTGTGTTATACTAAATGAAACCAAAGGAGTAAGTGATGGCACGTAAAGTAAAATCTAAAAACAAGCCTGGAAAGGTATCGATGCAAGACTTGATGAGTCTTGTTAACAAAAAGGCAGGGGTAACTGTCGCACACAATTTGTCGGGAGACAACCCCACCGAAGTAAAGCAGTGGATCCCCACAGGTTCTCGATGGCTCGATTCTATTGTTTGCAAGGGGCAATTATCAGGCATTCCAGTAGGGAAACTTACAGAGATAGCAGGGCTAGAATCAACTGGTAAATCTTATATGGCTGTCCAGATCGCAGCAAATGCCCAAAAGATGGGTATGATGGTGGTATATTTTGATTCTGAATCCGCAATTGACCCAACCTTTATTGAGCGCGCTGGGTGTGATTTAGATCGCCTCATGTATGTTCAGGCAGCTTCGGTTGAGTTCGTTCTGGAGACAATTGAAGAAATCCTAGGAGCGACAGAGGAGCAGATGCTCTTTATCTGGGATTCGCTAGCATTCACTCCCGCAGTATCAGACGTAGAAGGCGACTTCAATCCACAATCTTCGATGGCAGTGAAAGCACGCATTCTTGCAAAGGGGATGTCTAAATTGGTTATTCCGATCGCGGACAAAAAGGCGACCTTCTTGGTTCTCAACCAACTAAAGACTAATATCCCTCAAGGTCCGATGGCGCGACAAATTGCGATGGTAACGCCGTATACCACTCCTGGCGGTAAGGCTATGCACTATGCATATTCGCTGCGCATCTGGCTAACAGGCAGGAAGGCGAAGGCCGCCTTTGTTGTTGATGAGAAGGGTTTTCGCATTGGTTCTGAAGTTAAGATTAGACTTGAAAAGTCGCGTTTTGGAACACAAGGTCGCTCTTGCGCATTCCGCATTATGTGGGGAACCGATGACATCGGCATTAGAGATGAGGAGTCGTGGTTTGACGCCATTAAGGGCTCTTCTTGTTTGACCAGCGCTGGAGCTTGGTATACACTCAAGATGCCCGACGGGTACACTAAAAAGTTTCAGCCATCTAAGTGGACTGAATTAATTACATCTGACGATGAATTTAAAGGTAATGTCGTGCGTCTAATGGAGGAGGAGATCGTGCAAAAGTTCGATCGCCGAGAAGGAACAGCCGACACATTCTACGCAGATCCAGAAGATCTAACCGTCCCAGTAAAGGATTAAACAAAATGAAACTATTAGCAACTGTAATTTTTTGTGCTTTAATGAGCGGGTGTGCAGCACATGCACATCAGCCTGTACCACGCCCGGGCGTACATGCCCACGTGCAAGTTAAAGCATGGGTATGGGTAAACGGACACTATCGCCATGGACACTGGGTAAGGGGGCATTGGACAGTTCGACATGTCCGCCCCCACCTCATTGAGAGAAATCCTCATCGGTATGCACGCTACCGTTCTGGGCGCCCAAATAGTCCGCCGCCAAGGCGACACCGCAGACGTTAAAAAAAAGTACTTGACATTGCCTCCCAAATTTAGTATACTATAAATATGGGAGGCATTCTTGTCTTTATTGGGCGAAGAGTACAAGTACTCGACATCGGCTGACAAGCACCACACTTATAGGGGTCGAGTTGGGCGGTACATGGATCTGGCACGTCGTGTTGCTCAACAATCCGCTTTCGACGGCCCCCGTCATGGAGCAGTCTTGGCAAGAGGAGCATCTGTAATCAACGTATCGAAGAACAAAAACAACTTTTGTTCTTTTGGTCGTCGTTTTCGCAAGGGTGACATCCAGCCAGGACATTCCACAGTTCACGCAGAACTTGGGAGTATCCTAGGAATTGACCGTCGCAAGACGGAAGGGGCAGACATATATGTGGCTCGTGTTGGCAAGAAAGGTGATTTCAAAATGTCAAAACCCTGTCCTATGTGCGAATCTGCTCTTCGGCACGTGGGAATTCGCAGAGTCGTCTACACCATTAACAATAAAATAGCAGGAAGCTACAGACTATGAACACCACTTGTACAGGCATCGCCAGAGGGATACAAAAAAATGATAACACAAACACAACCTACTAAACCCATCAAAGCACCAAACCCAGTATTATTGCTTGGAAAACATAAATACCCAATTGGCGGAGACCAAATGAAACGACTATTAATTGTTGACGCACTAAACGCTTATTTAAGGGCGTATATTGTAGATCCATCCCTGTCAACCCATGGACAACCCATCGGCGGACTAAAAGGCTTTATTAAAATCCTTCAAAAGCTTGTGAGGATGACAAAGCCCGATCAAATTATGATTGTGTGGGACGGACCAAACGGATCCGCCAAACGCAAGATTATGGACAAGAACTATAAGGCCGGCCGCAAGCCAATCCGGCTTAATCGCGCCTTTCACAATCTTACGGATAACGAAGAGCTACAGAACAAAATTTGGCAACAATCTCGAATTATTGAATACTTGAACGAGATGCCTATTATCCAGTTTATGCTTCCAGAGATCGAAGCAGACGACGTTATTTCTTATGCAACCCAGATGTCTTATTACAAAGGCTGGCAAAAGATCATTGTTTCCAACGATAAAGACTTTATGCAGTTATGTGACGATGAGACTGTCCTTTGGCGCCCCACCAAAGATGAAGTCCTCAACACTAGTCGCATTGTAGAGCAAACAGGTGTTCATCCGACTAATATGGCACTTGCTAGAGCCATTATTGGCGATGCATCCGACAATCTTCCGGGCGTTAAGGGCGCCGGGTTTGCCACGGTGGCCAAGCGCATCGGTTTTCTGGCAGAGAGCGACACGCACACTATCGACAACGTAATGGATCACTGTGAACTCAAATTGGAGAAGAACAAGTTGAAGTTTTATAGCAATGTGGCAGAGAATAGGGAGCTTATCGAACACAACTATAAAATGATGCAACTATATTCTCCTGTAATGTCGATTCAATCGAAAAACATAGTAACACAAGGCGTTGAGAATTTTGAATTTGGACTTAACCGTACAGAAATCATAGGGATGATGAGGGAAGACGGTTTCGGCGAACTGAACTGGGAAGACTTAAGGGTAAACTTAAACCGAATTGTGAACGAAAACTAATATCGCTAGCGGGCAAAAACTTTAAGTTTTGACTTGACATTTCGGACAAATCAGTTATACTTATTATAAAGAGAGGGCATTGATGACAACACAAGAAGCAGGCTTTGGAAGGTATGGGAAATCCTTCCAAGAAGGCCTCGTCCAGCTGATCTATGAAGATCGACCATTCGCTGATCAAATTACGGAAGTGTTAAATGGGGACTTCCTAGAGTTGGACTATCTTAGGATCTTCTTGCGCAAGATCACAGACTACCGCGATAAGTATAGTCGCCACCCCTCGGTGGAAGCGATCGCCACCATTCTTAAAACTGAATTAGATGAAGAAGAAGAGGTCCTTCAACGTCAGGTGCGCGAATATTTCCTGCGCATTCACAATCGAGAACTGACCGATGTAGAGTTCATTAAAGAAACTTCTATTGACTTCTGTCGAAAGCAAAATCTAAAAGAAGCAATGCTAAAGTCGGTTGGGCTCCTTCAAAATTGTTCTTTTGATGAGATCTCAACAGTCATTAATGACGCTTTAAAGTTGGGATCCGAGAACAACTTCGGCTATGACTATATGGCTGATTTTGAAGCTCGTTTTGTGCCCCGATATCGCCGACCTTGCACGACAGGCTGGAAAGAGGTCGATCAGATCTGCGGAGGAGGCTTGGGAAAAAGCGAGCTTGGAGTGGTGGTTGCGCCAACAGGCGCCGGAAAGAGCATGGTACTCGTACATCTAGGCGCCCAAGCAATCAAAGAGGGAAAGACAGTAATTCATTATACAATGGAGCTTCAAGACACTATCATCGCTACTCGATATGACAGTTGTATTACAGGATACCCACTTTCAGATATCATAAATTTTAAAGAAGAAGTATACGACGAAATTAAAGATTTAGACGGAACGTTGATCGTCAAGGAATATCCGACAAAATCGGCTTCGACTGCGACTATTAAAGCGCATATCGCCAAGCTTATAAAGCGAGGTATAAAGCCCGGAATGATTATTGTGGACTATGCGGACCTTTTAAGGCCGACTGTAATAAGAAAAGAGAAAAGAAGCGAATTGGAATCTATTTATGAAGAGTTGAGAGCCATTTCAACTGAATGCCAATGTCCGGTATGGACAGCCTCTCAAACTAACAGATCGGGACTGAATGCAGAAGTAATCACAATGGAGCAAATATCCGAAGCATTTAACAAGTGCTTCGTGGCTGACTTTATCTTTTCTATTTCGCGAACTATCGAAGATAAGCAAAACAATCTTGGCAAGATGTTTATTGCAAAAAATAGAAACGGACCGGACGGAATGGTGTATAATATCTTTATGGACACTTCGAACGTTTCGATTAAGGTCTTGCCGCCCCAGACAGTTAGCACTGTAAATGGAAATACAGTGAGAACAGGTCCGCCGGTACTTGGACCACGAATGCAGCAGCAGTTACTGAAAGACAAATACAACAAATTAAAAGGAAAACGCTAATATGAGAACACTTGAAAACATCCGTCGGTTTAGATTATCGGACACGTTTATCGAACCTTATAAATCTGCAGATGTGCCTTGGGGACCTGTCGGTTATGTTACTTTTAAGCGTACTTATGCCCGCCGATTAAGCGAGTTCAATGCTGGGACCCCTGGCACCGAAGAGTGGTGGCAGACCTGTCGGCGCGTTATCGAGGGTATGTTTAACATGCAAAAGCAGCACGTTTTCATGCTTGGACTGGAGTGGAACGACGCCAAAGCACAGGCTACTGCAAAAGACGCCTTTGATCGGCTTTTCGCTCTCAAGTGGACTCCCCCGGGCCGCGGACTGTGGATGATGGGTACCAAATTCGTTGAAGAGCGCACTGCTGCTGGTCTTTTCAATTGTGCTTTCCGCTCCACTCGTGATCTTTCTACGAAAGGTGGATATCTTTTTGCGTGGATGATGGATGCGCTAATGCTGGGAATCGGCGTGGGTTTTGATACCGAGGGTACAAGCACTGTTACTATTCGAGAACCCGAATACACCAACGACACCCACATTATTGATGACTCTCGCGAGGGCTGGGTCAACTCGGTTCACATGCTTCTTGATGGCTTCTTCTTTGGCGATAAGGTACCCAAGTTTGACTACTCTGCTATTCGTCCCGAGGGCGCTCTTATTAGAGGGTTTGGTGGAACATCTAGCGGTTATGGTCCCTTGAAGGAGCTACACGACAACCTTACAGCACTCTTTTCAGCCAAGATTGGCGAACCCATCAGTTCGGTTGATATTGTAGACACAGAGAATCTTATCGGTCGGTGTGTGGTGGCTGGTAATGTTCGCCGATCTGCGGCATTAGCAATGGGTCACCACCGAGACAAAGAATATCTTCAAATGAAGAACGACCAAGAGAAGCTATATCATCACCGCTGGGGTTCAAACAATTCCTTCAATGCGGAGGTAGGCATGGACTATACATGGCACGCAGAACAATCACAGAAGAATGGAGAGCCCGGCTATATTTGGCTGAACAACGCCCGCACACATGGTCGTTTTAAAGATGGGCTGAAATATGATGATGTCAACGTTGCTGGCTTTAACCCTTGCGTAGAACAGCAATTGGAAGACGCAGAGCTTTGCTGCCTAGTTGAGACTTTTCCTGCCAAGCACGACGACTATGAAGACTATTTGAAGACCTTAAAGATTGCATACTTGTATGGAAAGACTATTACGCTATCGAACACACATTGGCCAGAGACTAACGCCAAGATGTTGAAGAATCGCCGGATCGGACTTTCTCAATCTGGCGTAGTTCAAGCGTTTAACAAATTCGGTCGCCGCGCCATGCTTGACTGGTGCGATAATGCCTATAGCCACATTAAGGCTCTAGATGAAGAATATTCCAACTGGCTTTGTATTCCCAAGTCTGTAAGGATGACGTCAATTAAGCCATCTGGCACAGTGTCGTTGCTTAACGGCTCTACACCCGGAATCCACTTCCCAGAGAGTGAGTACTACATCCGGCGAATTCGTTTCTCCAAAGACAACGGACTAGTTGAGCCACTTAGAGAGGCTGGATATAAGATAGAAGATGATGCCTATTCTCCAAATACATACTGCATCGAATTTCCTGTATGTGAGCCTCATTTTTCAAGAAGCAAAAAGACGGTTTCGATGTGGGAACAGCTGGAGATGGCTGCACAATATCAACATTACTGGGCAGACAATTCTGTATCTATTACAGTGACCTTTAAAGATGAAGAGGCTGAACAACTTAAGAGCGCTCTTGAAATGTACGAGACTCGCCTAAAAGCTGTTTCTTTTTTGCGTTACAAAGATACAGGTTATAAACAGGCTCCCTATGAGTCGATTACTGAAAAAGCTTATAATAAGCTGATTAAGAACATTACCCCTATCCAGCGCGCCAACGTTCAGGAGTCAGGCGCCGGCACTAAATTTTGCACCAACGATAGTTGTGAAATCCAATTCGATAAACCCCAGGAGAAATGATGTTTCAACCAGTCAATAGATATGTCCACATTGTGATAGAGGACGAAAGCGAGAACAAGACAGAAAGCGGCGTTGTCCTTCCGGATGATTTTAAGATTCATGACGACAAGTTTGTATCAGCCCACGTGGTATCATGGGCAGACGATGTGAGGTTCTCAGAGAGGCTATCATCTGGCGCCAGTGTGATTGTAGATAAGTCCATGATCGAGGAAATTAATGTGGACAGCAAGCTATTTACTGTAATTCAAGATAATTACATAATAGGAATTACTGTTACATAATTCGGGGGAATTCGCCCATATGACAATTGACAAGAGCTTTTATAATCAATCATCAGCAGCAAAATTAGGTTGGGAACCATCCTGGTTTGGTGAAAAGTATTATGACGAAAATCTCGTGAGAGCTATTAAAAAATGGCAGAAAGCGCGAAATATTTCGGTTGATGGGTTGTGCGGTCCAATGACGTTCCGTAGAATCTGGACGGAAAGACAAGCACAGATTCACTATCACGAACCGTGTCCGTTAAATTATTCTAATTTTATTGTCTATCAAGGCAACTTTTACCCTATTAAGTGGGACAAAGTGGTGTTGTGGTCGGAGCCCGATGGCTTAAAGGCAAACCCGGGCACATATTATGATTACACTGGGCGCCCAAAGCGGAATATTCGATTGTTTGTGAATCACTGGGATGTCTGTCTCAATTCAACGTCCTGTGCGAGCGTATTAAACAGAAGAGGCATTTCAGTTCATTTCCTAATCGACAACGATGGCACGATTTATCAAACTCTTGATATGCAACATGGTGCATGGCATGCTGGGCACTCTAGATCTAATCGAGCCTCCGTGGGCGTAGAGATATCGAACGCCTACTATCCTAAATTTCAGTCTTGGTATACCGAACATGGTTTTGGTGATCGCCCAATAATTGATAACGCATGGGTTCATTCTGAAAAGCTTGAAAGTTTTCTTGGGTTTTACCCCGCTCAAATAGAGGCAGCCAAAGCCTTGTGGCAGGCGGTTCACAACGCCGCTGGCGTAGAATACAAAACACCGCTTAGTCAAACTGGTGTAACCTCTACTAAATATTGTCAAGATGCTCTCTATGGAAACTTCAATGGTTTTGTGAGCCACTATCATGTTAGTAAGAAGAAAATTGATTGTGCCGGCCTCGACCTCAAGACACTCCTCGCAGAACTCGAAGAATCCGAAGAAGAATAATGAATCGGCAAGTTAGGGGGAGCTATAGCTGTCCATTTTGAACAAATTGTAGTCGGTAGTTCTCTAGAAGCGCTGCTATATGCATTTATACACGAAATGCCAGTCTTTTATAGCACTCCGCACAAGCCTTTTAGGTTTGATCACTTGGATCCGTCCCTTGATCTCACATGCTTAAAAGTGCCACCTCTCACACAGAGCTTAAAAACCCACACCGAAACAAAGATTGTGGGTGTCCCGAAGAATATATTATGGGAACGACTTGTCTTTCTGCTCTCCATACACGGCCACGCACCCTTGTCAGATCGGTGTAAGAGTCTTCGATATGGTGGCGAAAATACCATAACCTTTTCAGACGCATACGCCAAACTGATTGATGTGGAGTTTGACGAATGTTATTACTTTGGTGATGATAATGCAAGCGGTCTGCCAAAAATAGAGCTTGACAACACAAAAACAATATGCTATGATTGGATTGCATTCAATAGGGGAGGGAAGCACGACATCGATCACATCGAGACTGGCGATGATTTTGTAAAAGAGATCTGGTTCTACTCTTCCGATAGGATTGATGGCAAGACACCCGTAAAAGATGCATGCGTTGTTTCGCTTTTGACTCCGGAAGAATTAGAAGACTTTGATTTTTCGGAAACGATGGCGCGGTTTAAAGCCGTAAGCGAAATGGAAATAAGAGGGATGAAAGGGAAATTTAATGGACTCGGACCTAATGGAAAGCCAAAACATTATAAATTTAGAACAACATGTATCACCAGAGGATTGGGTCATTCGACTGCACCGCTTGGCGAGTCCACAACAAAAGCAAAAGTCATTGTACCAGAGGGCGCTAGAGATATTATATTGGATCCAAGACAACTCCTCCAATGTTTACCAAGAAGTACGTCACCATATAAGAAGATATTAGATTATTTAGAATGCACCTAGCAGGAATTATCCCCGTCGCTCAACTTGAGACTGACTACGAATCAATCACCCCGGACGTTTTAACGCTCTTGGAGCCTAGATTTACGGCTATACAAAACGCTGTGATGTCCTGTGCTATGGCCGGCTGCAAGACAATATGGATCGTAGCCAATAACGATTTGGCTCCCATTATTAAGCAGGCAGTTGGGGAGTGGGTTTATGATCCAGTTTACTATAAGCGAGATTTTACCAAGTTTTATTCGAATGTACGCAAAGAAGTGCCTATTTATTACGTCCCAATACACCCAAAAGACTTGGACAAACGAAATTCGTATGGCTGGTCAGTATTACATGGGATATATTCGTCATGGTTTGTGTCTTATAAGATTTCCCGGTGGATTCTGCCAGAAAAATACTTCATAGCATTTCCAATGTCTATATATGATTATCGTATTTTGAGGAAACTTAGACCGCTGATCCAAGACACGAATAAAAACTTTACATTAACATATAACAACAAGACTGTGACAGAAGATCTCCCGATCAGTTTTACAATGAAAGGAGATGACTATTTACAATGTCGCCGCAATATAAACAAGATAACCACAAGGGAATATTTACCCCCTTCACCAGGCTCGCTACCGAGCCAGAGGCGTCCACTCAACGAAAGGTGGTCCGCCAGGTTTTTCGACCTACCCACCGTGTTTCAGAAGCTGAATCTGAAAAAGAGCAATAGACACGAACTAGATTGGTTCTATGATATTAGAGAGTGGGACCAATACCGCAGCTACATGGCGTCAGACAATCGGGTTGCTGTGCCCTACTACGAAATTTACAAACCTCGCACTTACAATCTAGCACCTAAAAAAGAAATCTCAACTTAGTGCTTGCAATCTTGGTGCGTCTGTGTTATATTAAGAGAACATTCGGGAGGGATGAATGACAAGAACCACGTCAAAAATTAAATTTGTTGGGCTACACGCCCATAGCGTTGCAGGATCGATCTTCGACGCGATTGGATATCCACAAGACCACATGGATTTCGCATACGAGAACGGCATGGCTGCTCTCGCGTTAACTGATCATGGAAACATGAACGGGTTAGCTTATCAAGTGATTCATGCCAAGAAGATGCGCGCCGAAGGCAAGGATTTCAAGCCCATCTTCGGGGTCGAGGCCTATTTCACCACATCTGTTAAGGAGTGGAGAGAGGCTTATGATGAAGCCATGGCAGACAAGAAAAGAGCCCGGGCCACCAAAAAGACGACCCAATCGGGCGCAACGACAGAGGATGAGGGAGATACAAAAGCCTCCCAGCCGATCCTTAAGCGCCGGCGCCACTTGATCCTCCTCGCGCAGAACCAAACTGGATTGAACAACTTGTTCAAGCTAGTCTCGAAGAGCTACACAGAAGAATACTTCTATAGATACCCACGAATGGACTACGACCTCCTTCGAGAGCACTCGGAGGGCGTTATCGCTGCGTCTGCGTGCTTGGGAGGGGTGTACGCCGGCAACTACTGGGAGAACCGAGAGGAGGGCTCTGAAGCCGTCCTAGAGGCTATGCGCGAAACCACCCGCGAAATGGTGTCAATCTTTGGGGATCGCTGGTACGCAGAGTTACAGTGGAACAACATCCCGGAACAACACGAGTTGAATCAATACGTTATTGAGATCGCTAAAGAATTCGGACTTAAGCTGATCTCCACAGCAGATAGTCACTACCCCACCCCAGGCTCATGGAAAGACCGGGAGATGTATAAGCAGCTTGGTTGGCTTGGAAAAGGCAAGCCATCATGGAAGACGGACGAAGGCGAAGACGAAAGCGTTCTCCCTGAATCAACTGACGTCATTGGTTATGAACTTTACCCAAAGAATGGCGATCAGATGTGGGAGTCATACAAGAAGTATTGCGCCTTGCAGGGAACAGAATATGACGACGAACTTGTGCGACAAAGCATAGAGCGAACACACCAGATCGCTTATGAGAGGATCGAAACCTTTCTGCCAGATACGACGGTGCGTCTCCCAGACTTTGTTGTTCCTGAAGGTCTGACGGCAACACAAGCCTTGTTCCGCGCCGCCACTGGCGGATTAGAGGCACTCGGGTTCCATGAGAATGAAGAATATACCGCACGCCTAAAGCGCGAGCTTGATGTTATCGATGATCGTGGGTTTTGCAAGTACTTCTTGACAATGAAGGCGATCGCTGACACCGCAACAGACATGATGCTTACTGGACCCGGCCGAGGATCGGCTGCCGGCTCACTGGTTGCGTATGTGTTGGGTATCACCCAAGTTGATCCAATTAAATATGGACTCCTATTTTCACGATTCTTGCGTTCAGACGCCACAGACTATCCAGATATCGATTATGACATATCAGATAGCATGGTGATCAAAGAGAAGCTAGTTGACATGTGGGGGAAGGATTGTGTTGCCCCTATTTCCAACTGGAACACTTTGCAATTGCGCAGCTTGATCAAGGACATCTCTAAACTTTATGATATTCCTTTTACAGAGGCTAACACCGTTACTTCTGTTATGATCCGCGAAGCCACTCCCGAAGCAAAGAAGAAGCACGGGATCCGAGCAGGTATCTATGCGCCCACTTGGGAAGAGGTGATGGAGTTTTCGCCATCGCTCCAAAAGTATTTGAATAAATACCCCACAGTTAAGGCACATGTTGAAGGCCTCGTCGGACAAGTTCGCTCCTGCAGCCGTCATGCTGGCGGTGTGGTTATTGCCGAGGAACTGGACCGTAGCATGCCGCTAATCAATAGTGGGGGTGTTCGTCAGGCTCCATGGGCAGAAGGACAGAACGTTCGACACCTAGAGCCGATGGGTTTCATTAAGTTCGATTTGCTTGGGCTCTCCACTCTCAAGATGATGGAGGGTTGCATCGAGCACATCTTGCGCCGCCACCACGGGGTTGCGGAGCCAACATTCGCCCAGGTCCGCGAATATTACGAAAAAACCCTCCACCCAGACAATTTGGATTTCGATAACCAGGAGGTCTATGAGAATGTTTTCCACGCTGGCAAGTGGGCTGGTATCTTCCAATTCACAGAGCAGGGCGCCCAAGGCTTCTGCAAGCGCGCCAAGCCGAATAGCATTGTTGACATCTCTGCAGTTACTTCTATCTTCCGACCGGGACCCCTGTCGGCGGGTGTTGATGCAGATTATGTAGAGGCAAAAAATCACCCCCATCGCATTTCATATATCTCGGAGGCTGCACAGGAAATCACCGAGGAGACTTATGGTTTCCTTATTTTCCAGGAGCAAATCGCCTTGTTGGCTCACAGGCTTGGCGGACTGACCCTCGATGAGGGCAACATGCTTCGCAAGGTATTGACCAAGAAGGGCACCGGCAAGAATAGCGTTAAGGGAAAGCTTCATGATAAGTTTATCAATGGCTGTGCTGCGAACGGTATTAACGTTGATGTCTCTCAAGGGCTCTGGGATAAGTTCGAGTTCTTCTCCGGCTATGGCTTCAATAAATCACACGCCGTGTCTTACAGCATCATCTCGTTCCAGTGCGCATGGCTGTGGAACTACTATCCCGCAGAGTGGATGGCAGCGTTCCTCGACAAAGAGCCAGAGAGCAGAAAAGAGAAGGCGATCAACATTGCAAAGAAATATGGATTTGACATTGCGCCTCTCGATATCAACAAGTCCGGTACCGTCTGGGAGATTAGCGAAGATGGAAAGACACTTATCCAGCCTCTGACTTCAATCAAGGGTTTCGGCGACTCGGCTATCCAGCAGGTTCTCGAACATCGCCCGTTCAACACCGCAGAAGAGTTGCTTTTCAACGAGGAAGTCGTGTATTCCAAGCTGAACAAGAAGTGCTTGGACGCTCTTTGTCGAGGGGGCGCCCTAGATGAACTTATTGATGATCGTTTTACGGGAATGAAACACTTCTGGTCTGCATGCATTGTTGACCGTCCCAAAAACCTCAAGAGATTGGCAGAGAATATCAAAACTTACAGCCCTGAAGGAGACTTCAGTCACGAGGAGATTATTCAGTTTAAGACAGATTTAACTGGAGTCTTCCCCATCAACTTGGTCATAGGAACAGAGAAGATCGAAAAACTTAAGGAGAAGTTTGTTCCACCAATCTCTGAATTCGACCCCGCGTTGACTTTGTGCTGGTTTATTCCTCGAAAGATTATCGAGCGCAAGACCAAGAATGGCAAGTTATATTGGATTGTGGAAGTGATTGATTCAAATAATGAATCAACGAGGATTCGATGCTGGGGCGTTAAGCCACACAAGGATACCATCCGTATTAATCGACCCTATATGGCAAAGCTTAAGTACGATGAGAACTGGGGATTTTCCACATATGCAATTGGCAAAACATTTAGACTATTAGGATAAAACGATGAACGTAATAGTAGACCATAGCGCCCTGTTCAAAAAGGTGGAGTTAGTAGACGATCTCCCTGTTGTCATTCGAGTGAGAAAGTTCACAGAGGACTCCGCAAAGGAATTTTCAGAGCTAATGTGCAAAGCTCAAAACACCGGACAGCCCGTGATACCGGTTATCATCGACAGCTATGGTGGACAAGTCTATAGTTTGATGTCTATGATATCAGATATCCGCCACGCTACTCTCCCCGTGGCCACCATCATTCAGGGAAAGGCAATGAGTTGCGGCGCCATCCTTGCGAGCTTTGGCGACGAAGGGCGCAGATATATGGATCCCGATGCCACCCTTATGATTCACGACGTATCTTCAATGAACTGGGGGAAAGTAGAAGAAGTAAAGGCCTCTGCGGAAGAAACTGAACGCCTCAATAAAAAGGTCTATCGAATGATGGCGAGAAATTGCGGACACCAGGAAGACTATTTCTTGAAAATTGTACACCAGAAGGGGCACGCTGATTGGTTTTTGGACTATGAAGAGGCCTCGCGCCACAACCTCATCAACCATGCGCACGTTCCGAAGCTGAAAATATATACTAATGTTGAATTTGACTTTGGCTAAACACTACTTATGATATGTCTACCTCTACTCAATTTCGATGGAAGCGATCGCTTAACGGGCTTCGTTTTCTCCACGAAGAGCATGCTATAATATGTGAGGTGGCTAAATCCTCTGGTCCAGAATTTCAAGAATACTATGAGAAGTTCTGTGCCGAACATGGCATCGACATCGCAGAGCTAAATGCTAAACATGCCGAAAGAGTAAGAGAGGCGTATGGGATCGAGGAAAACCTAGGTCAACTTTCTGATGAACAGATAGAAGAGCAGAAAGTATCACCAGCCGAAGAAACCGCAGTTATCAAATTTCAAGGATCTGCTGGCGAAGAAGGGGAGGCTGCTATCGACAAGGAGATGCATGAGACATTCACGCGACTATTTAAGGCTATAGCGACCCATGTTCATCCCGATAAAGCCCGCGATGACTTCACTAGAGACTTATTTGAGGAAGCGTTCAAAGAGGCAAAGCATGCGCTAGACAAGCAGCAGTACTTTAAATTACTAGAAATGGCAGAAGAGCTTGACATTGAGTTGCCAAAGAATTATAATGAACAAATAAGCTGGATGGAAACAGAGCAGAAAAGATTGAGAAACTCAATTCAAAAAGCTACGCAAACATATAACTATCTCTTTTATGATTGTGATTCCGATGATAGGCGAGACAATCTGATTCGCAGTTTCCTCAAACAACTATTTGGTTTTGAAATTCCTCAAAAAAACACTTGACTTTTGATTCTAACTCAGCTATAATAAGAATGAACCAATAAGGAGGGCTTGTGGCCAATACACTAAAAGAGAAACAAAAGTACGTGAAGGAATATATCCGCTCACTTAACGCCATTGAAGAGGCAATGGAACCATATAAGGAACAACGACGGGAGCTACGTAGCGAGTACCGCGAAAATCGCTGGCTCGACACAGATGAGATCCGAGCAGCAGTCAAAGCTTACCGCTTGTTTAAGGGAAAGATTAACATTGACGAAGTGGTGGACAACTACAACCTTCTTACAAAGGGAGAAGATCAGTGATTCTTGAATATTCAAAGGTTCGCGGCAATGCACGATCGCCTGATCGTGCAAATCCGTCTGATGCTGGGCTTGATTTATTTCACTGTCCGGAAGAGGGCTGTGTCGCTGGCCGCTGGTTGAGACCCGGACAATCGGGACTCTTCCAGACTGGCTTGAGGTTCGGGATTCCACACGGATATATGCTCGAAGTAAAGAACCGTTCAGGTAACGCTGCAAAAAAGCACCTCCTTGTCGGAGCCTGCGTAGTAGACAGTGGCTATGATGGAGAGGTCTTCGTCAACCTTCACAATGTTGGAAAAGAGCCACAATTCATTCACGCAGATATGAAGATCGCACAAGTTGTGCTGATTCCTGTTGTACACTTCCGCGCCATCGAGCGCACTGCCGGCAATCTATATGATTACCCAATGACAATTAGTGAACGAGGCGCCGGGTCTTTAGGGAGCACAGATCAATGATGGATAGTCGTGTTTATATTGAGCATTTTGAGAAGGATTTTTACAAATCTGTATATAGGCGATGGCGCCTAGATTCTGAAAAAGCAGCAAAGGATATTGTAGGAGAAGAGTATGAATCTTTCAGGAGCACCATCTATAAACAACACGGCTTTAGTGTTGTAGAGGAGAAAAGTCGAAAGACTATTGGTGGGTACGACGCGGACTTGGCGATCGAGCGCGACGGCGAAATTATCATCGTTGAAGAAGCAAAGGGACATTATGTAGATTCGTGCTTCCTGCAACGCGCAATTAGCAGTTGTGCAATTGTGGTTGCGCACTGTATATCTGAAAACAAAGAGCCGCCACATTTTGTTTTAAGCTGTCCTACCAAGATGAATAATTATTCAGAAGTGTTCGACCGTCAATGTGCGTTATATCGCGAGGACATTCGCCATTACTTAAAAACAAAGTTTACATATCTTCCAGTGTGTGCCCACGGCCGTGTCGGTCGCCGTAAGTATTACGCTAATGAGGAGAACTGCTTCACTTTGAACGAAGAACTGGTACAGCAACAACTTTCATTTTTAGAGGGCATGAAGAATGATTGATGAGATTTTAACTGGGGATTGCCTCGAACGACTCAAGGAGTTACCAGATAATTCGATTGACATGGTACTCTGCGACTTGCCGTACGGCACGACTCAATGCAAGTGGGACACTATTATACCTTTTGAGCCTTTATGGGCGGAGTATAATCGAGTGTGTAAGATAAATGCGCCAATGGTCTTCACAGCCTCGCAGCCTTTTACGAGCCAGCTTATAAATTCTAATATTAAAAATTTCAAATATACATGGGTATGGGAAAAGTCAAAGGCAACAGGCTACTTGAATGCAAAACGCATGCCAATGAGAGCCCATGAGGATGTCTGTGTATTTTATCGCAAGCCTCCGGTATACAATCCGCGTATGCGGCAAGGCACCCCCTACAACAAGGGCCGCGCCCATCGCCCTACTGAAGTGTATGGTTCTCAAGTCTCTACCTTGGTGAAGAATGATACAGGTCTGCGGTATCCAAGAACTGTAGTATACTTTAAGACAGCAGAATCGGAAGGTAAGGTTCTTCACCCTACTCAAAAGCCGGTTGAATTGTTTAAATATTTAATCGAAACTTATTCTAACGAAGGCGATGTTATTTTAGACTCGTGCATAGGCGTTGGTACGACGGCACTGGCAGCTATACAGAGCGATCGCCACTATATTGGTATTGAACTGGATCCAAAGTATGTTTCCATAACCAATCACCGAATTAAAGAATTGAAGGAAAGCAAATGAATAAAGCAACGCAAAAGACAATGTTTAGCTCTGCCACTGGCAAATGGTCGACACCCCAAGAATTTTTCGACAAACTAAATTGGAGATTTGGACCCTTTAGTCTTGATCCGTGTGCGTCAGAAGAAAACACAAAGTGTGCAAAATTCTTCACAGAAGCAGACGACGGGCTTACCAAGGATTGGACAGGGCATACGGCTTTTGTTAATCCCCCATATGGCCGCGGTATTGATCAGTGGATTCAGAAGGCTTATGAATCAGCCGAAGCCGACGCAGACACCAAGGTCGTTATGTTGATTCCGGCACGAACCGATACCAAGTATTGGCATGACTATGTGATGAAGGCAGAGTATGTCTATTTCATTAAGGGCCGCCTCAAGTTTGGTGATAGCAAGAATTGTGCGCCATTCCCATCTGCCGTGGTGGTATTCCGCAAGCACCCCACGTGGGCGCTGGGTGCTCTTCCATCGATGGGAGTACTAACACGATGAATCGAAAACAGCGCAGGACAGCGGATGCGAAGCGCCGAAAGGCAGATAGCCAGCAAATGATGGAGGACAAGTTGATGATGTTTGGACACTTGCCAGAGAGTTGCTCCGTTTGTTCAGCGTCTTTCGATAAGTCGGACCGAGAGATGGTCTTTTCTTGGAAGGTGGTGGTTCGAGAAGAAAAAGAGTCAGTTACACTATTCTGCCCAGATTGTATTAAAAAAACACAGGAGGCATTAGCCAATGCCAGTTAACAGGATTTCCGAGAACGCTTTACGAAAGCTTATCAAGGGGCATATCGACCAAGAAGCTCTTTGTGTCATAAAGTTTTACTCCAATGGGTGTGACTATTGTTCAGCACTGCATGATCGCTACGTGGAGTTATCCGACTCGAACGAAGAACAGTCCGTACATTTCTTTGCATTTAACGTAGACGACGCCAACAATCTAGACTCTCTTATTAAAATAAACGGAGTCCCGACGATTGCTAGTGTGAAAACTGGGCTTATAAAGCCCCGCGTGAGAATTTTAAAAGATCCCAAGCCTCCTCATGAGAATACTTGGTATCACTCTGGGGATATTGAAGAATTTATCCAGCGAGGAAAGTCATGAGAGAGGGTGAACCAAAGAGAACGCGATCGACCGACTTCATAAGAACGGAAGATGGTAAGATCTATCTACCTCGACCAAAGGGCTGGATGCACGGAATGGGACTGCAGAGCCTATTTAGAAAAACCCTTAACGAACAGATCCATATAGCATCACCAGAATACTGGGAGACACTAAAGAAAGACAACAAGATGCTAACATTGCTAATGATATCCGATACAGAACACAAAGTGATTGTAAAACCCTAACGCAAAGCAACCCCCGAGGACACAGACAGTAAGTGGGAAACAGAAAGCAAGATACAAGAGGAGCCGTCATGAATGAAATAGAGAAAGTTAGAGATGAACTCGGAGACGAAAAAGCTAAAAGACTCAATCAGTTAAGAGAATACTCAAAAGCGATAGTAAACATGTCTTTGTGCAGAGATCTGCAGGGGAAGAAAGCTCTAGCCGATTGTTTAAACGAAGTCAACGAGATATTGGCTGAAGCGGGATTGGTGTCAAACAGATGAATCCACTTATTAAATCTGGAGACTTGGTGAAACACAAGGCAACTTGGCACGACTACGGCGTGGGGTTGATGATTCGCAAAACAGGAGAGATCAATACGTGGGGAATGAGACACGATCCAGACGAGCACATGAGATGGTGGGTTCTTTGGACAAGCTCACCCAGCAAGCCAGAACCTAACGGATATTCTATAACTTACGAAACGGACGTTACAATCGTCCATGCTGCATAAAATAAAGGAAGCACAATGAGAAGAGGACCAGCAGACAGACAGAGGCGCCGCGAGGCCGCCGAGGGGAGAGCCTTTGAGCGCTCAAACCGCACCGCAACAACAGCAACTAGATAAGCTAGATGCGCTCCTCGGAGAAGGTGCAGGCGCCGTTAAAGAACGCGCGCGCCTTGAAAAACAACTCCGAGACTAAAGAGAGGTACAATTCATGAGTACAGCAAGACAACAATTCGTAGAAGTAGCCTTAATGAAGTTACGAGCGGAACTATTAGAACATAAGGCTATCATTGATGCTTATTTAGAGAGGCCGCTATCTTCTATTAAAGACGAAGTTTATTTTAATGACATCGTAGAGCATGCCAAAGCAGTGGCTCTCTTGGAACACACCTACAGAATAGTGCAAACTACATACTTACCGCCACCGGTCGCCCCGCCAGCACCGATTCCCTCTGACCCCACGGCAAAGGAAGCTGCCATCACCGAAGAAGACTTGGCGGCAAGGTCGCCAACTTTCCGAAAATCACAGAAGACCAAAAAGAAGAAAAAGGCAGACAAATGAACAGGGCCCTGTCGTACGATGATGTACTCCTGGTTCCCCAGTATTCGGACATCGACTCTCGCACGGAGATTGATATTGGCACCGATTTAGGAAAGAATATCAAGCTAACGTTGCCTATTATTGCTTCGCCGATGGATACTATCACGGGCACTCGCATGGCGCTAGCCATGGCGACTGCCGGCGGTACAGGTGTGGTTCACCGCTACAATACCCCCGCTTCCCAATGTGAACAAATACACCAGCTTATGTTAGAAACAGGGGCTGTCCCCCAAATTGGTGCGGCGATTGGGGTTAATGGAGACTATTTGGAGAGAGCACGCCAGTTGATCGACGCCGGCGCAGGCTTTTTCTGTGTTGATGTAGCTCACGGCCATCATGCGATGGTGAAACGCGCGCTTCAGAAACTTCGAAATGAGTTTGGCGATAGTGTACACATCATGGCAGGAAATGTCGCAACTCTCCAAGGGGTCAACGATCTCGCGGATTGGGGTGCAGATAGTGTGCGCTGTAATATTGGTGGTGGTTCTATTTGTTCCACACGAATTCAGACCGGCCACGGCTTACCCGGCTTACAGACAATCTTCGAGTGCGCCAAGACCGACCGTGATGTAAAGATCATCGCTGACGGTGGCATTAAGAACTCTGGTGATATGGTGAAAGCCTTGGCTGCCGGCGCAGATGCAGTGATGGTCGGCTCTTTGCTCTCGGGCACGGACGAAACTCCAGGACCACTACAGAGGAGCCCCGATGGAACACAATGGAAAGCTTACAGGGGAATGGCCAGCAAAGAGGCACAGATTTGTTGGCGAGGTAAATACTCTTCGTTTGAGGGAGTTGCAACGCGTGTTCCGTACCGCGGACCTGTGGGTGCAGTATTGGAAGATATTGAGAGAGGAATTCGTTCTGGACTATCTTATTCAGGCGCCCGAACGATTGTGGAACTCCAGGCTAAAGCCCAATTTGTAAGACAGACTACATCAGGATTGAGCGAGAGTAGGACACATATCCTGTCGAGGAGTTGGTGATGAGCGATGAAGGTGAAGCAGGCTATGGTAAGCTCAATAAGCGCGTGGTATTTTCAGACAACGAACATCGTCACGCCAAGCTTGTTCTTAAACTCAAACACGATGGGTTTAAACAGGGGCAATTCTTTAGAGCAATCATTACCGGCTACATTAATGACGATCCCGTGTTGCAACAGTTTGTTGACGAAGTGAAAGAGCAGTCTCCGAGGATTAAAAAGAAATCTCGCCGCCTCCGCGATCAAGGAGAAGCGACAATGAACGAACTCGGCTTTAACGAAGGTGATATAGAAAACATATTTGACCTTATTGAGCAAGAGCACCCGGACTTATGAAAAAGAATGACGGACTCACAGAATGCGCCCGCTGTTGCCGAAAGAATCTCTTAAATTGCCCACTCACAGAATGTAAAATGTGGATTAATTATGAAAAAGATAGCAATTGCACATTGGTGGCTATTTATAACAATGATCAAAAACCTATGACCTTAAGACAGATTGCAGAGCGTTTAGGAATCTCTTTTGCGAGAGTAAAACAGATTGAAACCAAGGCGTTCGCGAAACTTAAAAAACATCTAGTTGAGAAACCTTATTAAGTTTTAGGCACATTGACATTTGTACTACTATTTATTGATGAGTTTATGTAAATAAACAAGGAGATTTTATAATGGCTCGTAAGACTTTGTTAACCGAGAGCGAACTTCGCCGCTTCATGAAGCTCGCTGATATGCGCCCCGTAGGGGAAAAAAGAATTCAAGAAATGGGAGCGCCGCCTTATCCCGGCGCTCGCGATGAAGAAGAAGTAGAGGCCGAGGTAGAACTCGGACCTGCGGATGACGTGCCTATGGACGAACCAATGGACGAACCAATGGACGAGCCAATGGAGGAACCTATGGACGAGCCAATGGACGAGCCAATGGACGACATGTCCGTTGAAGCAGACCCAGCGGTGGAAGCTAAATTTGCCGAGTTTATGACGCAAGTGGCAGCAGTCGCTCAAGAAGTCCTCGGCATCGAGGTCGATGTTGAAGAAGCTCCAGCAGCCGGAGACGAACTCGGCGGAGAAGAAGACATAGAAATGGACGCTGCAGCAGTAGAAATGGAGCCAATGGGCGATCTCGAAGGAGAGGCCGAAGAAGGAGGTGAAGAACTTGAATTTGGCTCAGAAGAAGAAGAAGACCCAGAGGCTGCAATGGTCGCTGAAGTCGCTCGACGCGTTGCTGTGCGCCTCCAAAGAGAGGGACGCAAAGCAGAAGTTGTCGACCAACTAGCCGAAAGAATCATGAAGAGGCTCACAAAATAGTTGACAAAATAATACGAGAGTGTTAAGATATAACCATCGACCTCTTAAGGCGATGGTTATTTTTTTATAGAGAATTATGAATTATTTATTAATGACGCTGGTCTTTATCTTTGGGTATTTGACCTGCAAGGTATTTTATTATCTCAAATCAGCAAGACTTAGTATTCAGCTTATACAGATGTCAAATCTTGTTTCGCTCTTTCTTTTAACTCGCGCTTTGGAGAATTTTGAACATTCTCGAGTTCTTTGCCTTAAAGACTTACGAGAAAAAGATATCTCCGAACGCAATTTGAAGATTTATGAAGAGAATTTAGATTTAGAAATTGAATTATTTAAGAAGCGCTCAATATCGCTGCTTTTGGAGGTTCATCCGGATTTTTTCCAAGGAGTGGTTCCCTATACTGACTGGAGTTCTGCAATGAATTATTTAGAATCCAATAGAAATGTCATCATGAGCACCTATTTAGAAAAGTAACAAGTAGCAAGGAAGGGGTTGCATTATGATTAAAAAGATAAAAAAGCTGATATCCAACGAAGAGGCTCAAAAACACCCACCAGCCCCAACACAGAAAAGAGAGCCCGACTTACGCACCATAGGACTATTTGCCGAGGTTTCATCCGAGAAGATTGCCGAGGTTAGCCACGCGTTGCTATACCTTAATGAACTCAATCACATGAATGAGGATCCTCGCACTCATCGCCCTATCTTATTTTATATCTCCACCTATGGGGGTAATGCTGACGATATGTTTGCGCTGTACGATCTTATGCGCGCCATTCGCAGTGAAACAGAGATACACACGTGTGGGCTCGGAAAGGTTATGTCTGCTGGAGTTTTGATACTCGCCGCCGGCACAAAAGGAAGCCGCTTTATCGGGAAGAACTGCCGAGTCATGATTCATTCTGTGATGGGCGGTAATGCTGGTAGCTTGCATGATATGATGAATGAGATGGACGCAATAGAAAATCTTCAACAGATGTACATCAACTGCTTGGTTGCGGAAACAAAATTAACCGAGACTAAGCTTAAAAAAATGCTGGAACGCAAGGTTAACATCTATTTATCTGCAGAAGAAGCGGTTGAGTATGGTATCGCCGACCACATAATTTAAAGAGGACTAATATGTCAGACTTACATAAGATTATACAAGAAGAGTACGAAAAGAACATGAAAACCTTCTTGGACCCTACTATACTCATGTCTTTGATTGAAGAGATAATGGACGCCCCAACGTCCAAGACTATCACCGAAGTTTCTCAACGCGCCATTCCATCCATAGCAGTGAGAGAACTGGCTTGGGCTAATTTAGAGAGCAATGATGCTAGCGCAGCAGCGTCAAGACAAGAAATCCAGCAATGGCTCGAGAAGATTCAAGGTAGCGATCTGGAGGAAAAGCTTCAACATGTATCTACGATGTTAAGCAGCCCGGAGCAAGCCCAAAACTTAGTCTCCCAAGGCGCTACACCCGGCGATCGCATCGCCTCAACGATATCTTACCTAGTGTTCTTCAAGACGCTGACAACTGTTATTACCAACTTCAATGCGTCTTCTGCTGGATTTAACTTTGAGGCTTTCCTGGCTGTACTTCTAGGCGGAGCCCAGATCCCTGCTTCTGGCGCCACAACGATTGCAGACCTCACTGCCAAAGATGGAACTCCCATCAGTTTGAAGCTATACGCCGAAAAAACAGTGAAGGCTGGTGGAAGTTATAATGATCTTGTTGGCGACCTCACACGACGACCTATGCAGTATGTTGTCGCGACCAAGGATCTCGTTGGCAAGAGCACAAACAGATCTGGCCTTATCAAATTCTACCGTTATAATTTAAGCGCAGACAATATTTGTAACATCCTCTACCACAGCGCCGATGGACATAACAATAAACTAATTAGGATCCCCAAAGCAGTTATTCAAGGTACCACCGGACATGGACTAGATTTTGGAATCCCAGAAAGACCTAGTTTGGCACAGACGACTGACCGGTTCGCAGACGCTCTTCGCGCAAAAGTTAACCTTCCTCACATTGAAGGATTGATCGCCGCTATTGACTTTGCAAATAACCAGAGTATTTTTCCTAGCCAAGGCAAACCGGGCAAGAGTAGCATGCGCGGCGTACCAGAAGAGCCGCTCACAAAGTCTGGCTCTCCCAAACAGTCATGGCTGAACAGCCCGTTAAGGCAACTGCTCGACGCATACAAAGAGAGTACGGGGGCTACCGACTTTGATAGTCATAAAATGGCAAGAATAATTTACCTCGCAAATGAGAAAGCTCTTGAACACGTGAGAGCCGTCGATCAAGAGATTCAGAACCTTCGTGGTAAGGGTGCCGATTATGCTAGTCCAGAAGACTCTTTGAAGTTTTATAATTCATTAAGTACTGATTCCCGTAAGCGCGCCCTTCTGTTTACATATGGCTGGGCTAACACCGGAAATCAGTATGAGCTTCGTAAAGCCGACATTAAGAACATCTCAGGGGTAGCTGCCGCAGGAGATCCTCCGGCAGACGTCGCCAAAGTTTTGCCAGAGGGGCAGGATAATGTTTTGATTGGCGAACTTACAATTGGGCAAGAGACGATCCAAAGCCTATTGGATGCGCTGGTTAATGAAGTTAACCAAAATGTGTTCGAAATCTTTGAACAAATCGCAAGTTTGCAGCAAAGCGTTCAAGCGTATTTCGCCAGTGGTATGACCGATACTAGCTCTGCTGACACTGCCATTGAAGCCGCCGGAGATATTAATACGAAGACTCGCGAGATAAAAACACAACACTCTTCTTGACACTGCTTTTGATACAGGCTATACTAAAGATAGTGATTAATCCCTAAACACACAAAGAGGCACGAATTGAGCAGCAGAGAATATGTACCTTTGGCGCCGGCACAGGCAAATAAATTAAATAAAGTGCTTGACAAACGAGTGTCAAGCGATTATAATAATAATATAACTGCACAACTACGAGGTATTAATGAGCAGAGCTTACGATGATAATCAAACTTTACAGCAAAAGATTATCAATGGCGCC